ACGCTCAAACCGATCCGCCAAATCTTCTGCGGTGAAGCCATTTGGATACGCCATATCAACATCTGCTGCGTTAAAATTCATCATATCCTCTACGCCACTACTTCCCAAATCAGGGAGAACTCCTGTACGAGCACGTGTGAGGTTTCGTGCCTGTAACCCATCTTTCCAGCGCGACTGAACCCAAAGCTGGGGTAAATCCTGTCCGTCGCCAAACTGAAATGTTCTCGCATCATACAAACAATTTTGCCCCTGATTGGGTATTTCGGGGTCGCCAGTCGCTATTGATGTTTTGGTCGTGGAGACATAAGTGTGCGTCGCTCCATTTGCTATCTCTTGTGCGGTCGCAAACTGGTTGCGCTGGTCGCTCTCAAATGTACGAGCGAATCCTTCCTGCCCTGCGAACTGGGGTGGCGTAAATGCTCCACCGATGGTGTGACCGCCTTGATATATCCGCGCCCCCTCATTCTGTAATGTACCCGCTTGTGACTTCTCATCTACGAAGTGCCCGACATCGAGCAACACCGCCATCTGCGAAGTATCAAACAGAGCAGGATTTCCTATGGGTGTATCGGGTAACACGCCTCCAGCGGTCGTCGGCAACTGCGAATCCGTATTCCTGTTCTCCTCACAAATCTTAAATTGTCTGCCGATCTTTTGACACATCGCTTCAGTATATTTGATATTTGTACGAAGTGGATAGTAGCGCTGATTGTTAGTGAAAGCAATAGTGTAAGCAGGGTTGTTGGTTGTAGCAGGTACTGACAAACTACCAAATTTAGAGAGAAGGCGAGGTAATAATCCTAATTCTCCTATGGTTTGATTTGCGAAATCACCACAATTAGGGGTTTGATTCTCTCCTGAATTAATCTCATTTCTAGCATCGTTATTATCTATTCCATAAAACAATTGTCTAAAAAAACTCAATCCCTCTACACGCTTTGGTTCTTTCCAATACACAGAGTTATACCATATTCTATACTGGTCTTGATAAGTTGATTGTAATGTGCCGTTAGCATCAATAATATTTGTTATTTTTGGTTCTTGTCCGTCCTTATCAAAACCTGCCGTTATTGGTTTGAACGAAGGCGTTTCTACCATCGTTGGAGCGAGACCTATGGGGTTTTCGTCGAGAGAATTTTGGTAATTAAAATTATTGGTACTACAAAACTGACCTGCTTTGTTATTATCTATTATTTGAGGAGAGTGAAATTGTCCTGTGAGCGTGTTGGCTACATCGGTCGGTGTGCTGAATCCAGTAGGCACACTAAATTTTGTAGTGGTTGATGCGCCGACATACGGCGTAAAATTACCATCGCCCAGCGTATTAAAATCATCTACAATTCCTGCCGTTTGACGCGCTGTAAATGTACCCACCGATGGATAGGTCTGTGCTGCCTCTGCGATATTGACGCAGTTATTCAAACCAAAACCTAAAAAGTTTGGTGTGCCTTTATAGAATCGTGAGCCGTCAGGCAACATATCACTTCTACTTGAGAATGTCTTTGGATTTTTGAATACAACACCAATTGACGAATTGTTCGTTAGGTCGTTTGGGTGTGCGAGATTGGATATGTAAAATACCTGCTGTGGTGCTGTTTGAATAGGATTTGTTATGTTGTAATACCAATTATCAGTTGTCATAATACCCATATTAATATCGTGTATCTCCCACGTGTCTATAAATCCTGTCGTCTGCCCTTCGTTCCTTGTCGTCAAAACTTTTATTGAAATGCCTGTGTCCTTTGTTGCTGCGGGTGGGGCAATTTCAAAGTAAATGGAACAAACCTCACCTTCCGTGTAACCGCCTTTCTGCTGCGCTTTGATAGTTTCAGGAAAGTACAATTGAAACTGCGGATTCGTTTTGTAATCGCTTCGTGGTTCTGTAGGCGGCAGAGATTCGGCAGCGGGGTTGATCGGCACATTCGTCGGCGACCACTCGCCTAACTGGCGCGTTCTCAAATTTATAGCATTCGCAGCCAAATAGTTATCAGCGTGAGATGTAGTTACTGCCCTACCATTATATGTCAAATCTTCGGTGAAAGGAAGAGGGATTGTGTAATCGCCAGTATGATTCACATAGTATTCATAAGTCAGCGATACTTCATTATCTTTGAATCCACCTTCTGTTTCACCTCTAAACTCCATCGTATCCTCGACCTCGTTTCCTTTTGCGTTGATTGCGGCACTTTCAATACTTACCACATCTCCTGCTTTGACTTCAATACCAGTTGTGCTGACAGAATTAGTCCATCTGTTATTGAATTCATCTAAACTCGTATCGGCGTTTTGGTCTATACTTCTTAATCTATTCGCCTCTAAAATGACGCTCTCCATAGTATAATCTATATTGTGATTATATTATAGTTTTATTTTTTAGGCGGAAATCATTATTTCACCATTCTTAATTGATGCGGTGCGCTCGACCATAGCGTAGGTGCGAAGAGTACGAGCAGCGAAGTCATCGTTGGTACGCTGGTAGGTAAGGTCAATTTCAATTGGTTTGACACCGATGAGGCGACCATTCCCTAACTGATTCATTCCATTAATGGAAAGATCAAGACCGAGATAGTGTGAAGTAGCACGGAAATCACTAGTGCCGAGTCCAGTACCGCCATCACCACCACCGAGACCAGCGACAGGAGCGTGTCCGTCGAGAGTGGCGTTGGAGATTGACGACTGGTTCAAATCATTATCAGCGGTGGCTTTGTTCGCATCAGCATCAAACGAGTAGAGCTGGTTGGGGCACATTAGAGGGCGACCAGCAGTAAGCGCGAGTTCGTGATATTTACGCGAGGGTGACTGAAGTGGTCTGTCGTAGATGCGCTGGTCGTTGATGCGGTAATTGACCTGCGTTTCGGTGGTAGGTGGTTTGGAAACATATTCTCCTAAAACCTTATGAATGTAGGTCTGTGGTTTGTCCTGGAGGTAGAGAGAACGGACGACACGACCAGCAACACCTATCTCACGCTGGATCTGCTGCTGGGTGACTGACCCTGCGGCTGGTTGGACGACTGCCTCAACCTGCGATGTGGTGAGGATTAAATCTTCGTAAAGGAATGCTAAACCACCCTCGCTGTTAATCATATTTGCTGTCTTATTCATAGTGTCATCGCTGTAGTAAAGATGGTCGCTAACAAATTTGATATTGACCTGCGATGGGGTAATGGTGGCGGCGGCAGCAGTAGCGGGTTCAGGGTCACCGAAACAGGCAACTTTTCCTATAGTGGCGACCGAGTTTTGGACGGCGAAGTTGATGATGAGATACACGTGTTCTTTCATCGCAAAAAGGGGTAACTGGCGCGATTTCATCATAGGAATAAGCTGCGAAAGTTTGAGTGAGTAAAGTGGGGTGGTGCTGTCGTCGCTGGTGAGACGGCAGATAGCAGGAACTTCGGCGGCGTTCTGTGTAGCATCGTATGCTAAATCTCTGTAAGCGATGCGACCATTACCAAAGTTGGCGGCAGCCGATCCGTTGTTGGTGGCGAATCTGTCACCACAAGTACCTTCCTTAACCATACCAATAGCGGCGCGGTGCTCGGGGGTTTGAAATTGTCTCATCATCGTATGGTAGTGGGCGAAGTCCTCTGTGGAACTGACGACCTGTCCGCCGACTTTGAGTTGGACTGATTCAATCATAGCGGCGACTCCAGTAGTTATTGGGAAAAAACATTTATTCTCACCTGCGGCGCAAGTCGCCCCTAACTGGAGAAATGAACCTCCGTCCAAGATACCTGTGCGGGGGATTTGAAATACTGCCTGTGTGTTCGTAATAGTGATTGGGTCTAAAACTTCAGTATGTATAGTCATCGTATCAATACTGGGGAGAGGTTGAACCTTCAAGACATCGGGCAAATTACTCATCTTATATAATCTAATAACATAAATTATATAATTTATTTTAATTAATTTTTTACGGCACCCAAAAAACCCGATAAAACTATCCTTAATTATGAAACTACAGCGATGCCCTGTGGCGAATACACAAGCTGGTTCTTAACAAGGGCGTAGGTATAGACGGCGTTGGGTGACGCTCCGTCCAAGTCACTACGGATACGGACAGCGTATGAAACTCCCTTAAATGATACACCCTCATTTGAAACATTATCTAAAGCAAGACCGATTGCGAAGTTCTGTGAGACCGATGGGTCGGCAGTAAAATCGACACCTCCAAGATTTACACTATCAACAGCGGTGTTGCGCTGGAGTTCGTTAGAATATAAGCGTAAATCTTTTGAACCGAAGCCGTGTAAGAGTGGCTGATTGAGTAAATGGTTGAGCGAGTAAAATGGTCTAACTGCGTTAAGAGCATTAAGTTCAACCTGTGTTGGTGGTCTGTTTTCGCTACTCTGTGTTTGGACGGAGAGTTCATAATCTAATCCTAGTTTGAGACCACCTCTACTAAAATTGACTCTGTCTAAAATACAGCGCGTTCCGTAAGCAGCACCCTTCGTGAGTGGAGGGTTAGCAAATCCATCGTGGTTATAGTTGTTGGAGTGTGTGGTTGGTAAAAAGTTATGGAGTACGGAAAGCACATTATTAGCAGCTAAATTGAATGTCTGCGTGTTGTCACTCGCGTTGATGACGGAGTAGAGTGAGTTGTAGGCGTTGTATTCAAATGAACCTGAACCAGCAACCATCATCTTCTCCTGACCCGCTGCGTCAGGTACGAGAAGATCGTAGGAGAGTGAAACATTTTTGAGCTGGTATGAAGCGCCACCGCCATCTGCGGCATTCGCTCCCTTAAGAACCTGTTGGTCACTCGCGAGTTCAATTACGAACTGGAGACCGCGCATTCCATTTGTGCCGAGCGGAATTGCTTTGCCTGAATTCATAACTCCAGCATAAAATGGAACACTAAACTTCACCTCGTTATTGATGAGATTATCGCTAGATTGCTGAACGGCGGTCATAAGAGCGACCGACGACTGGTTGGAAGCGTAATCATCGCTAGAGTGGGTGGAGGCGAGGAGAGAACTAATCATTTTACCATAGTTGCGTACCTGCTCGATCGTTTGACCTGTAGTAGCAGAGTTAATGGAGACATTTTGTATGACAGAATTGACACCGATTCTGTCGTTGAGCTGGATTTGGTGTGCTCCAGCATTATTGTTTTTGAGTCCGTGATTATCGGGAAGAGTCGTACCATCGGCGCGGACTACCTTAAGTGTCCCATTAAGACGGAGGGACGAAGGACGAAGTAATTTTGCCTGTGAAGCAATATCAAATGTAATCGTTCCGTGACCCTGCTTAAATGAGTATGTGTTGTTAGATGGATTATTGAGTGGGAAGATTTCTGCCTTCTCAACGCTTTCAATATTTACATTCGCCATTATATAATCTAATAACATAAATTATATAATTTATTATTTTATAAATCACTCGCCTCAACCCCGTTGTTGGTGATACTGATTCTACGGAGGTGGTCTATGTAGTTGTTAAAGATTTTGAGGTTAGTGGCTGTGTTTTCGTAGTCAATACGGCACGATAAGGATTGTTCGCTCAAGTCGGCGACCTGATTATATTTGCTAAAAGCACGAGCAATAGCAAAGTTTTTGGCGACCTTATGGAGAGAGCGAGGCATATTATTACTATTGACTAAAGCTCCTTCAAGTTGCGAGAGGTGGATTGCCTCAACCTTACTCTGTTCGCTGACCTCCTGATTCGCCGTACCGAATTGATCGACCGCCTGTGAGTAGCGCTGGAGAGGCACGTTCTTCTGCGGTATGAGTTCAGTACCATAGACGAATTGGTATTGTCTCGCGTTATCAGGCACACCCGAGAGAGAGCGTTTGTTAAAATCTCTAAAGTCGGCGACCACGAGAGGTTGGACGAAAACAGATTTGACCCTGCGTTGAGAGCAAGGAATAAGATTTGAAGTCAAACCTGCTGCCGTAGATTGATTGAAGCGCTGGGTAGATGATGTAAGAATATCCATACTGACACCGCGTTCGCTGGTAGAAGCGTTCATAAGTCCGCTGACATACTGCTCGGGTGGCTGAACCGAAAGGCACAAGAACTCTAAATCACTAACAACATATGAAGGAGCAACAAAGTTCGCAGTTCCAGCACCAACGGCAAGGTTGCCGTTATCGGTAGAGGTAAGCACGGACGATTGTGCCAAAGCTCTATTTTCCGCCTTATAGAAAACGGGGTCATTCTCAACAAAAGTGATGTTTTGTCCGTTGAAGTTAGGTTCGGTTGAAACATACTGCCCGAGTGAGACACCAGCGGCGCGTTGGGGCACATAGTAGATACCTAATTCACCAGCAACATCTGTTGATGAGTAGAAACCGCAGATAACACCAAGTTCAAGCTCGGTGTCCGCCTGATTGGCTGTGGTGACGGCAGTTCCGTTGATGACGCGACCGATCGCAGCACGGGCAAACAATTTGTCCCCAATATCAAATGGGTTGTTAAGATTGGAAGCGGTGGCGTTAAGTTTGACCTGAACGGAGAAAAAGGATTGTCCGTAGTCAGTACCAGCAGCACGAGCATCGTTACGGACGGCGTTAGCGCCTACAGCGGTGTCCTGCTTTTCAACAACGGCAGAGAGTACGCACGTGCCGTCAAGTCCAGCACTATCGGTAGTACCAGTAGAGAGTAACTGACCCTGTGTTCCAGTAGCAATCTCACAGGCACGAGCAGCATTTTCTAAATCAAGCTGGACTCTTAAACCCTGAAGTGCGGCAACAGGTATGACCTGATTACCTTTCATCAAACCAGTATCAAGGCGGAACTGGAGCTGTGGGGTAGTGGGATTGGCGGCACGACCTCCTGACTGACTATCGGCACGAGCACCAATACCAGCAAAAGCGGCGGCGGGGAGAGCCCCTGAAGGTTTGTAGTAAAGGTTACCAGTAGCGACACCCAAGTTAGCATCTTCCATAACACCATCGAAAAGTTGGCGTTTGTGTTCGATACTATCCTGCGCGGTAAATGGGTTTTTCATCGCAACTCGTGCGTTGTAGTCCTCAAGTGATTCTAAAGTTGTGGAGTTAGCACCATCTCTCAAAAGCACATTACGGAAGATAGCGTGAGCACCTGCCTCTTTTTGAGGGCGAATCATACCGACTGCCTGACCTGATTGAGGTTTCATCTGTAAATTGAATTTGATGTAGGTTTCGCGCGGATCAACGAACCCTAAATAAGAAGGAAGCAAAGTGCGTGAAATCTCGTCAGGTATAACATCACTAACCACATCGGGCTTAATAGCGATGCTTTTGGAGGGTACATAGGCGTTATCAGCGGCGGTGTTTTTATACATTATAATACTTATTCACAAAAAATCTTTAATTTAATTAAAATATTAAATTTATATATATTGCCCCTTTTCATTCCTTTTTCTAGTATCTCGGTTATTATTACACTTACGGCACACCACATTCCTAAAGTTATCTTCGGTTTTGCTATGGTCGTGGTCTAAACATTTACCAGTACTTGACAATCCGCCAGTAAGTTCGCAACCACACAACTCGCATTTTTCGCAGGTAAAGTAGTAATCATAAAGTTCCCCCATATTCTCGTGATGGACTCCGCGCTTTTTCCAAATACTTATCTTTTGCCTTTTGTCCCACTCGTAATAATTATCCTCTCTATATTTCTTCACACGCTTCAAACACTCTTCTTTGTTATTGTTGTAGTAATCTTTGACTCGCACTTTTATACTATCTCTGTTTTCATAGTAATAATTCTTTGCGCGTAATTTGAGTTCCTCTTTGTGGTTGCGGTAGTAAATCTGCCCCTTCGTCAAATTTAATTCTTCGGTCATTATAATATATTCTTAATATTATAATAAATCTTCTTAAAATGACGACATAGAACCTGCCGTGTCCTCCAACGCACCATCACTATCAGGTAAAGCAGCAGAAAATTTAGCTGTAAGCGCGTTCATTCCTACCTGGACTGGAGGGGGTTTTGGTTTTGGTGGGTCAGGGTCGAATAAATGTGCGATACCTTCACCAATACCCACTAAACCCTGAATTACGGCTGCCGCCTCACCTACAAAAGGGATAGCATCTAAAACAGCACTTCCTGCTATATCGCCGAGTAATCCAGCACCTGCTTCTCCACCTGCGTCTGCTAATTCACCACCAGCTTCTTCCAAAGCAGAACCGCCACCTGCTGGATCGGTTTGGATATTACCTCTTGGAGAGATAGAAGGGTCGCTCGTATCGACAGGGGCGCGTCCAGCAGTATCCGCTTCACCAGCAGTACCTACATCTGCCTCTGTATTTACATCTAAATCACCACTCGCCTCGCCACCACCAGTCGTAGTGCTATCACCACCTACATTACCACCCCTGACACGTGTTGCCTGTTGTGCGTCAATTCTACTCATTACGGCATCAGCAGTTCCTGGTTTTGGTATGTTTGATAAATCACCAAAGGCGCTCTCTTCGGTCGCTTCACCCGCAGGGGCGAATGCCCCTCGCCCACCTTCAAATGCGTCAAATGAGAATGGATTTTCTCCCTCTACTTCGCCTCCCTGTGCGGCAGGTTCAGCAGCGTTGCGAGGTAATGAAGTTGTGTTTGGGTCAGCCGCTTCAGCACCTGCGGGTGGGGCATTATCCATATTATTCAAAAACTTAAGTCGTGCTTGAATACGAGCTCCTACTTCATCACCAAAAGCAGTTGTGGGTCTTCCAGTAAATTCACCCCCTAAACCACTCGCCGTATCAGCACCCTCGCCCATACCAGTAGCATCTCCAGCAGCCGTTGGCGCGTCTTCAGTCGCAGTTGCCTCTTCGGGTTTTGCTCCAGCATCATCTACATTCTGTTCTCCACTACCATCGTCTTCATCGTGATCTTCCGTTGCCTTGCCCTCCTCCTCATTATTAGGTTCTTTGCTGTTAGTACTCTTTTTGAAATATGCTTTTGCTTTGCCGATTATCATATGCGCGGCTGCCGCACCAGCTATTTCTTCACCACCATCGGTACTTTCGGCAGTATATTTATCGCGCATTTCCTTAACCTTATTGTAATACGCTGCTAAATTAGTTGTGGCTGCTTCACTCGCCGCTTGTGCTGCGTCTTGCCTGTAATTTCGTATGTATTCGTTTGCCCTATCGACCTGGTTGGCGTAACTTTCTGCTCCACTCATTTACTCTATATTTACATTTTTAAAAATATCTATTAGAATAAATACCAAAATCCTCACTCTGTGTTTGTAACATACCTTGAGTTGCTGGTATTGGCTGTTTTGTCGCAGGAGTCCATCTACGAGGTTGAGATGCTATTTTACGATTCTGCTGTTCTGCTAAAATCTTCTTTCGTAATCTTTCCTCCATCGCGCGTTCCTTTTCCGCTTCTTTTTGCTTCTTTCTCTCTTCGGCTTCTCGCGCAGAGCGTTCTTCTGCCTGTATCTTCATTTCTATCTTCTTCATCATCTCATAATTATCCAACCAACTCTCAAATCCTGTATCTACCGCACCCGATTTCCCCACCACTTCTTTTGATGCCGCCTTCTTGGTTTTCTTCGGTGGCGCAACCTCTTCTGCTTCTTCTTCAACAGGTGGATTATTATTGGGTATTTCGGGTGTCGGGTCTTGCTTCTTCTCAAACTTCTTCCCCATTCTTGCTTGTTGTAATTCTAACTTTCTCATTCTCATTCGCTCCATATGCGCCGCCTGTTTCTCCGTCATCGGCTTTTTGGGCTTGGTTTGTTTGGCGGCACTCTTCGGTGGTAAAAATGGTGTTTCACGCTCAACAGGTGGCTCGATCTTCTCGTTTTGTTGGCGCGGCATATCCTCAACAGGTTCTATCTCTAAAGTTGCCGTAGCATTATCAAAGGTAGGCATTCTATCCATATTGATATATAGAGAGAATAAATATTTTTTAACAACCCTCATCATCGGCGAAGGGTGTTTTGATATTTCCACCACCATTCAAAGATTCCATAACATTTTCAGGGGCAGTAAAAATAAGTTGATTAAAGTTCTTAAAGGCACGTGGAGGCGTACCCATCAAATCTAAATAAAGTGAATTGTATTTACCTTCGGTCGCCATCTGTAACAGACGCACAAAATCCCTATATGAACCATACCTCATACCAATCTCCTCATACATTTTCATCACTTCTCTCGAGTTCGCATTTTTACCCAGTATGACATACTGAATATTTTGTCGCACAATCGGTGGTACTGCCCTGAATAACTGCGAACTATAATAAAGTAATTTTACTCCGTGATGCCTATACGAAGCACTTATCCTAAATAGTAACGATTTTGGTGTTAGATTTGGAAACGACAAAAAATCATCGAAAATTATGGCTATGCGGGGGCGCTGACTGGTCGGCACGGACAGCTGATGGTCTAAAATGCTTTTCAAATGTTTATCACTATATTCATTAAATATTGTTTCTTCAAATTGATCCAGTAAAAATCTTCCTGTAATATCTCCTGCGTAAAGGGTTGATGAATAAATATAAACCATATCAAACTTACCTGCGTAAAAGTTTGGATTTAGCATTAGATTTGAGATTCGAGTTGTTTTACCTGATTTAGTCGGCGCACAATCCAACACACACGCCCCAGTATTTATATCAGGTAAATTGGGGTGGAAATCTACGAGATTCTGTTGTTGTAATGGTTTGACTTCTAACACCTCTAAACTCGTGTCCTCATCGTGATTACTTCGTGTCTTCATTTTCTATATAGTGAGAAATGTTTTTTTCATTCATTCTACATTCACTATCACAACATCTGCTGCGAAACACCACTCGCAATTTAGATAGCGCGTTCAATATGGCTGTTAGGATTCTGCTGACTTGGTTTGCTCTGTTGTCTTCCATATATAATATCAATATATTATAAATGGAGGTACTACCATACCATATACAAAAAAAAATTTACTACTACCTACATCGGTCGTATATGCGTGAAATATGTGCTGATATAGAGAATAGTTTATTTTTTATTTATTACAGAGAGAATAGAAATATGCCTTATAAGATGAGTTGGTGGTATGCTCGTAATCGTAATTATTATGCGTGTTTAATTACTTGCGACGGGGGCGACGCACAACCCGTTCATAAGGAGGAGGGTTAGTATCGTCCTCCTCTTCATCGCCATCACAAATCACATTTACCTTCCTGATTTTTGATGGGTCACCATCAGCCATCGTCATCACCGCGCGACCGATGGCGTAGGTGACGGAGCAGTCGTGCTCGTTGATACCGACCTTATCGATAATCTCCATACATTCCTGTAGCCCTTGAAGCATCAAATCTCTTCCACCTTTGACCGAATCGTCTTCCAGTTCATACAGGGGATTATCGTTAATAAGTTGGTAAGCCCCTTTGAGTATTTCGATGAGGTGTTCTTTCTTGAGTGCCATAGTGAGTGTAGTACTACAGAATACACAAAAAAGCGTTTCAATTTTTTATAATAATACTCAAAATTTACTTGCGGCGGTTTTTGTTCTTTTTATTATTCTTTTTCTTTTTGGAGGGCTTTGGTTTGGGCGCAGGAGTGTAGGTAGGCGGTTCTTCTTCGCTGGTGCTGGTGCTCTCTTCGTACGCTGGAGGCACAGGTTCAGCCGCTGTCATTCCAAACGCTCCTATCTCACGTGCCCTTTCGGTAATATCGCTGTGTCCGTTCAGCGTCATACGCAGGACATTCCCATCGTACTTGATAAGGATACCCTCAAACTTTCTTGCGTCGAAATTTCCTCCAATTCTTGAGTGGATCATCTCACTAATCATAATCGCAATAGGATTCATTCTTTGTGTCATCATTTCGTGCGACTCGATGTGTTCGACGATTTGGTCGAAAGTTCTTCTTACCTCTCGCAGTTCTGCGTTGTTGATTACCGAGTTGGGACAATCAGCACCCATACATTCAATCAAATCGCCAATCTCTCTTGCGATCCGCGCGAGTTGTCGGGGAGTGTATGTGCTCGTCGGCATTCTTGGTTGAGTTGGTTGGTAGATACTTTCCACAGAAAACACAAAAAAGTATTTCAATTTTTTACAAAAAGGAACAAAAAAGAAATAATGAAAAAAGGGTAAAACCCAATTTTCTTTTTTTATTTATTTTCATTTAATTTGACTCGCGGGTGCGGTCATATACCTCTGCGTCAAATTCGTCTTGAAGCCCACACCACCGCCAGTCGTTGGACTCGCAGAACTCATCGCTGTAGAAATCACGAATATCATTCACGATGAAGTCCTCTCGTCCATCGCCATAGTTTCCAGCCAAATAATCTCGGTAAATGGCTTTTTCATTCACGAGTTCCTCGTTCGCCTTTTCCAGTTTGCGAACCTTCTTCAGCGCCTTCTCCGTGTCGGCGACGAGTAGTTGGTACTGCTTGAAGACCCAATCCCTATGCTTGTCGAGCTTCTCGTAATCCTCCTTGAGTTTCTTGTGCTCCTTCAGCATCGCCGCCTCCTCTTTGACCGAAGTATCGTGGAGCTGCTTGAGTTTCTCGTTCTCCTCCTTGAGTGCTTGGAGGTCTTGGATTACCGCCTTCACCCGCGTGTAATCGTAGCTGTCCTCATCTTCGATGCGGTCGAGTTCTTCTTCGAGGTATTTGATGTTCTGTTGCGTTTGGTCGCTCATTCTTGCTTGTATTGTTGGTTGATGTCATCTACAGAATACATAAAAAATCATTTCAATTTTTTACAAAATGGGAACAAAAAGATCAAAAATTGAAATAAAGTTACAAAAAAGTTTTTTAATAATTTTATATATTTTTTAATTACCACG